AAAGGGGTGAAGGAGCGAGTCTTCTTCGTCAAAGACCCCTCTGGTGGATTCACGACCGTCCCGACACCTTTGGACGGCGTGGCTGAAGCCAGGCTTGGGTATCTCCGAGATGCTCTGGTGGATTTGTGTCCACGCCTGTGCCCGTTGGAACGAGAGGATTATCCTCTCCAGTACACGGGTAAGAAACGAGTCACATACACCAAGGCAGTGGAGGCTCTTCGTAGTAGGGAGCTGACACGCAAGGACGCAGAGGTCACTATTTTCACAAAGACCGAGCGAACACTCAAGCATGATGCGGTACCCCGGATCGTCTCGCCAATGAGTCCGGAATGCAATTTGGAGACGGGTAGGTTCGTGAAGCCTATGGAAGCCCCGATCTGTAAGGCCATCGCTGCTTTGGCCGGCCACACCGTAGTGATGAAGGGCAAGAATGCATCACAAATCGGTGAAGTTCTTAAGCAGCACTGGGATGAGATGGGAGGCGACGGAGTATGTGTCGCAATCGGATTGGACGCCTCGAGGTTTGACCAGCATGTCTCAAAGCAGTTTCTGCAGTTTGAGCATACTCATTACCCGCCTTTACTCATCAGCCCTGTTGACCGGGCCGAGTGTAGGCGGTTGTTGAGCTGGCAGTGTGACACCACTGCCTTTGGTCGCACTTCTGAGGGTACTGTCAAGTATTCAATTTCCGGCACACGCCTTTCAGGCGTGATCAACACCGGTCTTGGCAATTGTATCATCGCGTCCGAGATGTGTATTGCGTATTGTCGCGAACGTGGCGTAGATTTCCGTTTGGCCAACAATGGAGATGACTGTGTCATTTTCCTGAATAAACGGGATCTTGCCGTGTTTAGTGACGGCCTCTCATTGTGGTTTAGGGAGATGGGATTCAACATGGTGGTAGAGGAGCCCGTATACGAGCTGGAGGAGGTAGTGTTTTGTCAAGCACAACCTGTCTTCGACGGGCGATCCTGGGTCATGGTCCGTGACCCCAGGTCTGCTATCGCGAAGGATTGCGTTTCCCTGAAGCCGTGGCGTAACGAGAAGGAGTACCAGAGTTGGATTAAGTCCGTTGGCATGTCGGGGCGCGCCCTTGCTGGTGGCATCCCGATATACAACGAGTTCTATTCTAGCTTTGTGCAAGCTGGTGGTG